ACGTTGTTTATAACTACGTTTTCAAATCTTGCAATGCTCATTACATCACCAAAGGTTTGTAAGGTCGAAGCAAAGTTGACACGCCAAAAGGTATGTTTCGTAAATTCTCGGTAGTTGTATCACTACGCTGATTGTATATGTGAGTAAGCAACATCAAACCAGCCTGCTTGATAACTGGGTACTGTGAAATTGGGTTAGCGTTACAAGTGTAATTAACAACAATTGGGTTAGCGTTTCCCGTATTGTTTGTCTGCGGTAAACCAGTTGCAACTACACGGTTACCTGAAGCATCATAATAATAATTAGAGCTTGCCAATGTTGTCAGTACAGGTGGTGTTGCACCGTTATAGTATTTAACCGAGTTAATCGTAACGCCCGGCTGTCCATTAAATGCTTGCGATATTTCTGGTAAATCCAAGTAAACCTGTGACGTGCTAAGGTCACTAAACGAGCCGTAGTAAGCCTCGTATGTCGTGGGGAATATAGACATACCAAGATAATCTTCTATTGCCATACGGGTCGCTAATTCAATGCTGTTCAAATAACTGTCTTGACTTTCATCTTGAAATAAATTTAGCTGTTGCGTAATCTCATCAAGTGTCAGCCATTGCGTAACAGTGTCACGCGCAACCTGCTCAACTTTTTCATAGTTGAATGGGTTTCTGCTAGTGCCTAAAAATGGGGTTTCAATTGACATTGTTTACCTTTAACCAACCAACCGCACGCCTGCAAATACGTCTCGCACTGTCGAGCAAACTCGTTTCTCTGCAAACAGATAAATAAAGCCGGGTGAAGTTTGATCAAAACGCTTGATAGTCATCATTTCATCGTCAGCAATGGTCATGAATCTTGACCAGTCTGCAAGATAAACAGGAAACTTGCCTGGACTTGCCACGCTCATGTACGGGTTAGGTACAACACGATGACCAAAAATATACACCGCTGCGCCACCGTCATCGTCGCCAACCTCAATAAAATTGTTAGCTGTGCCTGACACTTTTAATTTACGCAATGCACTAATAGTTGACGGGTGCATCATGTAAGCAGTGAATTCTTTATGCAAATACTGTGGCGGTAAAGCTGCTTGCAAATTAACTAAGTCATCATAAATAACTGCGCTTGCTGTTGCTTGCGTTACTTGTAAAACAGTATGCAGGCCGTTCGTAATTGCTGACCCACTTGTACCGAATGCGGCTGCGCTTGTTGAACCAGGATAATAATTTAAACCACGCAAGCCCTCAGTTGCACCGTAATTCACAGTTGTGCTTCCAGCTTGATCGTTGTTAAACATCATTGACAAGGCTTCTTGCTGAGAAAACTCAAACATTAAATCGTCAACAATCGACTCTTCAAGTCCATCAATATCTGATAGAACTGCTGTGCGAACTGGAACACCTGCGTTTATTGAACGTGTGGGCAATTGCCAAAATGATGTTGCAATATTTGGTAATCCTGTATTGTTATTTATCGGATAGCCCCACGGGTTATTTGATGCATTTTCAATTAATGTAGCGTTACCCGTTTTAACAACAAAGGCCTGCTCTGAGCCTATGCCGGCAATAAGCCGTGCACCTTTACGCAATGGATTATGTTCACGCGCAGATGCAAAGGCAACGTCATATATAACTCGACCACCTACATTTTGCCCCGAGCCAGTAAGAGATGATGCCTCTTTTAAATTAACAGTGGCTTCGCCTTCGGTGAGGGCTTTCTTTACTGATTCAAGGATTAAGCTCATAGTCTTTGTCCAAATAATTAAAGTGAGGGAGAGGCTTTACGCCCCCCCCGTTCGTACTTAAGTAGCTGTGCCGGTGCTACGGTAGCGAACTATTGAAAATGGGTCAACAACCGAAGTTGCTAAACGCTTTTCACCGTAGAACGTGATGCTGCCGGGCAATGTTTGATCGTACCTACGCAGAATCATATTTAAACGATCAACGATAGTAAACCCTTTTTGGAAGTCACCAAAGTACATGGGGTACAAACTAGTAGTGCCAGCCGTACCCGTTGCCGATTGACTTGGCAAATCGAGGTAAGTACTTTCTACAACATCGTAACCAAGCATTGTGCCAATCACGCCATCAACCGATAAACCCATATTGCGGTTAAAGATTGGTGCGCCATTGTTATCAACTAGGCCACGAATTTGTGACATAAAAGTTGAGTTAACCATAAACTTAGATGTCGGCACACGGTACTGAGGCGCTAGTGCAAACATAAAGTTAACTAGGTCTTTATACGTTACGTTAGAAGCACCAACGGTATTAACGTTTGAAGTCAACTGATCATACGTTGCAATGCTATGCAAGCCAGCACTTGAACCTGTGCCACTTGTACCGAACGCTGCAACAGTAGTTTTTCCACCTGCATATGTAGCTGCTGCGCCTGCGTATTGATTCAAACCACGCAGGCCGTTAGAGCCACCGTAAGGTAAGCTGGTTGCACCTTGATCGTTGTTTTGAATCATTGAAAAGGCTTCGGCTTGTGAAAATTCGGCCATCATATCACTAACAACATTTGATTCCAAACCGTCGATGTCGTCAAGCGCTGCGGTACGAATTGGAAACTGTACATTTAAATCTTGTAATGTAAGTTGCCAAATGTTTGTGCTTACAGTGGTTGTTGCACCGTTGTTTTGAATTGCGTAGCCCCATGCTGCGCCCGTGTTGCCAGTCTTAGCGCGGAACTGGTATGTTGAACCGTCAGTAGCAACGGCACGTGCACAACCTCTCATTGGATTAGCTAAACGCAAAGCAACGAACACAGGGTCGTAAGCTGTACGACCACCAACACCTGCGCCACCGCCAGTTAAAGCTGAGGCTTCTTTCATGTATGCGTCATATTGCGACTCATCAGCAAACATGGTTAATTCTTTTTCAACTTTTGCGCCTGATTTATAGAAGTTACTAATCTGCTCTTTAACTGAACGGTTAACTTCTTGCGTAATAGTTTTATAAGTTTTGATAACCGCAGGGGCTTGAATAGATGCAACTTTGGCTTCTAGTGCTGCAACCTTTTCCTCAAAAGATGATCGAGCTTCTTCTACCGCTGCGATGGCTGAAACTTTACCCTCTTCAATCTTGGTGATTGTGTTGGCTTCGATTTCATCTAATTTTGCAATGATTTGTTCTGACATGATTATTTCCTTAAATGCGTTTTGAAAGGGCTTTCATTAACTCTCGTGCTTCTAAAGCAGCGATTATTAAATCAGCTTCGTTTACCACCGCGTCAGAATCACTCTGCTTTGGGGCTTCTTGATTAGGTTTAGGTGCATCACGCATTTCTAAAACCTTCTTCAAGACAGAAGACGCGGTGGTCGCATCTTTTTTGGACAGGCCTGCATCACGCAGTACTATCTCAATCGTGCGAGGGTTAGTTTTTCCCTCATCATCAAAGTATTCTAATGTTTGTATGCTTGCTTCTAAATTGTTTGGGTACATAACGACAGACACTTCGCGCAAACCGCCTTTGGTGATTTGAAAGTAAGCATCGTGACCTTCGCTTGCAGGGTCAATCATCACGCCTTCAGCGTCGACGTAGCAAGCCTCATCAGCATATGCGCCAACACTTACACCGCCAAATAAATTAGGTGATTCTTTTAAAACTTTGTACATGTCCATGCCGACAGTTGTTTCTACAAACAATCTGCCAGACGCTGTCATGCCTTCGTCATCGAACGTAACGGATTCCCATTGTCCGACAGGCATACCTAAGTCGTTATGATTTAAAAACATTGGCATCGGTTTGCCTACATCTGCAAACTCTTTTGCCCAATCAGCGAAGCCTTCGGGCTGGTAATTAAATTTTCGCCCGTCTGCGCCTTCTCTCGCGCCCCAAGTGGTTACGCGTGCTTCAATTGTTCCTAAACTATTTATCGCTTCGTTTGCGTTTGGTTCTAACTGTAGTTTTGCCTCGCAAACTAGAGTGATATTTTTCATTGATTGCCCCAAGATTTATCGACTGGTCGTTATCTTGTATTGTGAGCAAATCTATTATTTTCGGTATTTTAACACTAGGTGTCTTTATTTGCGAATTTAATAAATTATATATTGTTTTGTCAATCATATTATGTAGTACCTATATTGTTTTTGCGCGTTTGATTGCCACCTCCACCGCCAGTATCCTGTGGTGAGCTACCGCTGACAGGCTCAAACTTTCCACCCGTTGTTAAGTCATCGTAACCGTCAAGTTTAGGCATGTTCATATACTCTCGACCTTCGTTTTGAGTCATAATGCCTGCGCTAACGCCTTGTGCAACAAAATTAATCTGATCCAACGCTGCGCCTTTTAGAAAGTCTTTAGTGTCAAACCGCACAACTAGATTTGGAAAACCTTTAAAAAGGTGGCTGTTGAGCTTTTGCTCGATGTTGATAATCATCGGGTACATTGTCGCTTTGTAAAACTCGTCCATCATGGTTTGCGTGTTGTTATATTTTTGGTCTGCAATACCTAACATTGATGGTGGTACACCGAATAATCCACAGATACGCTTCATTGTCTGCTCTTTCAGTGCTTGCGTTTGCGTGTCCTGTAAGGTTAAAACATCTAGCGGTTGGTACTTCATGCCTTGGTCTAAAAGCATACCTTGGCCAGGCTTGGATTGATCTGTTGACCTGCTACCCGTCATACTTGACCACGCTTCTTTTAACCTTGCCGCAATTTCTTTGTACTTTGCGTCGGGTATAACTTGCTCGGTTACAAACATGCCAGAGGGTTTTGCACCGTTTTGCATAATAAAGTTTGCGTACAAATCAATGTCTTGGTCAAGCGCAACTAATTCTGTAGCTAATATTCCTTTGTTAAACCCAGCACTACCTTGCCACGCAGCCTCTTTAATGTGCATAACTTGGTGAGCGGATAGCGGCTCGTTATGATTAAATCCGTAACTTGGAGTTGATAGTTGGTAAGACGGATAACGCGCTTCGGTAAGACGTGCACTTATTAAAGTCGAATCTAAATTATACATTTCAATCGGTGTTTGCAAACTGTCATCTTGCTTGGCACGCCACCACAAAGTGAACGTTTCACCTGACAGGTCTTGCCACAAACACCACTGATACCAAAACTCATACTGTGACTGAAAGTTATTCGGACAGCGCAGTAAATTTAAAACTTGCTTGGCCTTGGCTTTGTCACGCACACCTACTTTTGACGATGCCAGCGCGTCAACAAATGTACCATCATCAGTCTTGGTCATTATGCTTATTGGTAACTGTGCCAATGCACGCGCCTTGACGCCACATGCTGCCATGACCGTACTATTACGGGTAAGCATAGACATATCAACAACACGACCTGCCGTAGTGGTGCTAGATGTTGTTACGTATAACAACTGTTGGCTTACTGTTTGCTTGCCACCTTGACCTTGGTACAAGACACTATTGCCAAGCTGAGTTTGACCAAAAAGAGTATTAGCTTCTAATTGAGTTGGTTTTTTACTTTTGAATATATCAAAAACGCCCATGCTTACACCCAATAAGATAACAATTGTTTATCAATTTTAAACTAAAAGCTACGAAAACCAAAACTATTTGAAACACTTGGTGTGTCAAGGCTAGAGTGCATGCTAATTATTAGAGCAATTATTCCATCCACTTTTGCAGCTTTGTCAGCTTCATTTTTACGAACTTTAATATTACTGTTTACGTCAGTATAAACCTCACAGTTTCCTAACTGCCATCCTACAAACGGATTACCGTCATGTTTGATTTGGTGATTAAGTATTAACTTTTCTACTTGTTTGCTGGGATTGTTTAAAACCGCCATAGACTGCCCAACTTTTTTAACGGGTATACCCGCCTCATACAATCTAGACACTAGCGCAGCAGAATTATAAGAGTCGTAGCCTACTTCCTTAACATCATAAACGCTACATTGTTGCTTAATGTATTCGCTTATTTCTCTATCGTCCATAACGTTACCTTCGGTCAACTTTAGTATTCCGCTTGCGATGGCAACTCTAAAAATATCAGAATAATGTTTTGGTATTAAATCAAACCCGGCTTCGGGCAAAAAGAATTGCCATTGTGCTTCGTAGTCTAATTCACCGTAGCGTTTAAGCGTACAGACTGCATTTAAGTCTCGCGTGGCTGCTAAGTCAAACCCAATGAATACAGATTCTGGCTGTCGGTCTGTTAGGCCAATAGATTTTTCATTGTCCCAAAACGCGCGATCAAGCCACGCCGTGTTAGCCGACACAAAAATGTTAAGTGTTTTACAAAGAAAATCATTTAAAGCAGCAGGTTTGTGTTTTGCTTCCTCTGCTCGCTGTGCAATCGCTTCATCAAATACACTTATGCCGTGCATGGGATTTGCTTTTAACCAACTCTTGGGGTCTTGCCAATCGTCTTGCGGGTCAAGGCCATACAAGAGGCCAAACCATTTTGGGTTATCTACAGCTTCGCCATTTAGCATCGAACGCATCATTGACATATCTTCGTGAAACTTTGTGTCCTTAGTAAATGATGCTGTAGTAATGTAAATTCGCAATGGGTTTTGCCGAGCTACCATGCCACTGTGCAAAACTTCAATCGAGTTGCGATCAACAATCTGCGCAGCTTCATCAACGATTACGCACGATGGGTTTTTACCGTCGCCTGTTTTCTTTGTGTCTCGGGAGAGCGCTTTAA